GGTTAGCGTATTGGCGTATTGACCAATAGTGACAATAGGGTTGCTTGGGCCAAGTGATTGCAGGATTTGTTCTTGCTTGCCAGCGATCGCTTGCAAGAATTGCATCTTCTCATCAATGCCGCCCGTGCCTAAGCCAACGTTCACGCTTACATCCATGGCGGCATCCCAACCGCGCGGATCGACCTCCACCCACTGATTGCGCAAACGTATCACGCGTGGCTTGTCCTGGTGGCGCGTAACTAGGCGCAACAAACCTTTGAACAAACGCTTCATGCCTATTTCGGAGAACACGCGAGCAATCAATTCAATGTGTTGCTGCGCCGCCTGAACCGTGGCTTGCACCGCCAAACGCGTGGTTGATTGAAGCGCATCAGCGTTTAAACCCATAGAAGCCTTGGACATACCAGTTCTGGCTTCCTTGATCTGATCCATGTACTCCATCATCGGAAAGGCTTGTTGACCAACAAATGGCGTAGTAAAGGGCTGGACCATACCTGGCGCACGCATCCTGATAATCGCGCCGTTCTCGTTATTCAGCACATCATCAAGGTTTACTTGGCCCTCAACCACGCCCGTGCGCGGATGAATGGCCTGCGCCAACGAATCAAGCATATTGCGCAGGATTACGGATTTGATGCGCTGAATGTCCATGGTTACATCAGCCGTGGACATGCCAAACAGTGTATGCGGTTCAGGATCAGGACAGAAATAAGCAAATGGGATGTCATCCGCCGGATCGTTGGCAACGATCTTATAAGACGGACCCATGGTGCAGATTTTGCGCAACTCGGCTATGCCGTCACCGTCTATATCCAAACGGATATAAGATTCTGTGTAAAGCACACGGCGCTGCGCAGGGTTGTTGGCTGATTCGCCAAACATCATTTGCGCAGGATTACGGGCAATGCGCTCAATATTGGTATCAAGCTCATCCTCACCCGTATTGCTTTCCACTTCCTCTTGGCTATAGCCCATAGCAACCAATTCGGATACGGTTGCCAACTTGCGATGCGCAACAATGTCGGCGTCTTCAAGCGTTCTGGCGCGTCGATCAACAATAAACTCTTCAGGCGCCAATGATTCAACGCGGAAACGCTTGGTGATAATTTTGCGCTTAACCTTTACGTCGTGAATCATCACGGTTGGCGTTAACTGCTGGCCGGTTAGCGGGTCTATGATTGGCGGTGGCGCTGAAGGATCTTCAATTGAGATCAAATCCACCATTTCGACGCCGTCTTGGCTCAAGACTAATGTAAGTTGCGCGTCATCCAGCCCGCTGTAGGTTTCAGCCTTGACCTCTTCCTTCTCATCAACCCACCATTTGCACACGCCTGTTTTGCGTACCAGTGCGTCCTTAAAGATCGAATGAAACAGCACAAAGCCATTGTTGTCTTCGTTCAGGATGTAACGCACATAGTCTGTGGCCTGCTCCGCCATAGCCACATCCTCGGCGCTGCGCGGAACGTACTGCACAACGTTTTCGCTACTGAAGAAAATGCGCATAAGGCTTGGCAGAATGGCCTGCACCGTGTCGCGCACATCCATGGAAACAACTTGGCTGCGGCCCTCTTCTTCATCGCCAAATGGATCACCAAAATAGTATTCCGTAGCGCGGGCGCGAAGATTGCCAATCTCTAAATCAATAAAGTTAACGGCATCCGTCAGTTCAGCCGCAACAACTGCTTGCACTTCAGTTTCATCCATAGGCTCACCGGACTTGACGCCGGTAGCGAGGTTCATTTCAACGTCCATGTGTCACCATTTCACTTTGTTGGCCCAGTAAGCCGCACTCATCTTGCCCTTGGCAATGTTTGACGCGTGACGCGCCTTGAATGCCTCGTTGCGTTTGGTGCCTTCCGGTGAACCTTGAACGCCTTGCTGCCCAAAACGAATCAGCTTGACCTCATCACCCGATTTCGCCAATACAGCATGGCTTTTCTTAGGGTGGTTCGGTGTTTTCTTAGGTTTGTTGTACCCGGAAAACGTTTCTGATCCGCGTTTAATCATTTAATCCTCATCGCGCATAAAGTTTACGCGCTGAAACTCGACAGCTTCGCGCTGGCGGCGTGAGTTCGCCATTGATGTAATGGGTCCGCCAACCAACCAAGCATCGCAAGTGCGTGCCGCTGCACACTTAAAGTGGAATAATTCGCAGTATCCAAGATCAGCGGCGTTTTGCACGGCCATTTCAAGGTCTTCGTTCTCTTCACCTTCTTCGCCGTTCTCTTCACCTTCTTCGCCGTTCTCGTACTCGCCCTCTTCGTCACCCTCCATACCGCCCGTAATGCAGGCAATCATTTCAGGTGTTTGGATAAACGCGGCGCAGTTGCCGCAACGCATCGACTTAGCTTGCGCCAGGTCCGTATTCCATGTTTCGGCTTTAGCGTCCCAAAAATCCTTGTTCGGCAGTTCGGGATTAGCGGGTCCGTAGCCCACGTTAGCGAAGGCCCAGTTGCGATTCTTAAGATTCGCTACCGGATCTTTGGTTTCAATCGGGCATTCCATCACTTCTTCTTCGCTTTACCGGCTTCAGACAATGCAATGGCAATGGCCTGCTTAGGATTGGTCACCATTGGGCCTTTTTTGCTACCGGAGTGCAGCTTGCCCGACTTGTATTCGGTCATCACTTTGCTGATTTTCTTTTCGGCCTTGGTCTTTTTCATCATGATGGAAGGATGTCCGTAATAGTGACGTGAAAGTTATGGTTATGCCCTGAAATGATTGCTACTTTATCGCCAGGTTGCACCGCCACAAACTCAGTTTGGTAAGCCGGGACGATAGGATCGCTTGTTGTTGCCGTGGGATTTGCACCGGTTGTGAAATGCAAATGCTTGCCATCATCGGAACCGTTAGCAATACGCATCAGCGTTACGCCTGTGCCAGCGGCGTGCGATTGCTGGCTTACATCGGTTGTGGTGATGTTGGTGTTTGTACCAAGCCTTCCGACAATCTCAGGCCACAAATGCCCGGCTGAATCGCGTACTTGCTTGCTCATTGCTTAGACCTTGCAGCACGCATATTGTCAACAAGGTTTGGGTAGGGCCTTCCAGCGGATTTCGCCATGGCTTTGGCGCTGGCTTTTTCCTTCTTGGATAACGGTTCGCTTTTGCCCAATGACTTCGGACGCGCTTTATCCCACACTGGCTTTGCTTTCATGTCAGCACCCCTATTTGGGGGCAGACACTAGCACACTCACGCATCAATGTGCAAGATTCATGCGCAAAGCGTGGTAATCCTCCAAGAAACCGCTCATGCTGGCGAGTTTGTTAAACGCCATATCTGCTGATAAGCGCGAGTGAAATAAACGCAATGGCGGTCTGCGATCCATCTCAGCCCAATAGGTTTGCAAAATTGTACGCCCCCAATCCTCTGCGGTTACGCGGTTGATGTTGCCGCCAAAGTATTCATAGCGCATAAACATTTCCCAATCGACAATCCCCAATGTGTGTCGCGGGTTGTCCTTATTGGAGTCTTGGTTAGCGTGCAAGCGAAACGCCCCCAGGTGCGCCCCACCACCTACCGCTGGACCGTGGCGCGTGGCTTCCAGATACGAAGTAACGTCACCCAAGTAATGCCTTGGTGCCAACTCGCCAAGTGGCGCATAGGTCATGGTGAATGCGCACTTGGAGCGGTCCATCATCACAAACGAAGGCTCGCCTATGAAGTTCTTGTGCATTGCCATCAATCGCAGCACGTTTTCGCGTGATGACTTCATCAGTTCATCTTGATTGATAAAGCCTGGTGCGCGAAGAAACCGCCCGGCACCATCAATCCAATGGCGCTGATGCCAAAACATCACGGCGTCACGATGATGATCCGCCAAATCAACTAAGTAGGACGTTGAAGATGGATAAATCACATCATCGTCGTACACAAAGCGCACTAAATCAGAATCTGCCTGATCCCAAAGGTAGGCGTAATGCGCCACTTGATCGCCGGGACAGATAAGGTGCGTGTCAATGACTTCAAAGTCATAACGCTGCGCCATATCATTGATCATGTGGCGGTCATGCTCATCAGGACTGTGATTGCCAATGATGACTTTGATGCGCGGATAGGTCTGCGCATCGATGCTGGCTAGTGTCGTGTATAGGTGCTCAGGCTTATACGCTGGAACAAGAATGGTTACAGGTCTCATGATTTCCCCCAACGCTTACGCTCAAGCTCGGCAAGTTGTACCAGTTCACGCGTGCGGCGCTCAAGTTCAATCACCATCTCTTCAAGCACTTCCCATTGCAGCTTTTCGTATTCGCTTCGTGAAAAATCCTCAAGCAATCCATTGATCCATGCTTTTCTCGCCATATCGTTCAGGTTCATCCCTGTCCTTTCAATAGTTCCGCCGCATCGTCATAGCCGTTTTTCTCCAGCAACTCAATGCAATGGTTTAAGCGTGCTTCGCCTGCGACAAACTCAATCTGCGCCGCAAAGATAAAAAGATTCTCTGCGTGCTGATCAAACCCTGTGTTTCTAGCAATGCCCATCACATCGCCAATCGTCAAATCCTTCACGTCAATACCTCCTTAATGTGTTGAGGCACCCTTGGCAGTGGCGCCCAGGCAACCGCCCATTCGGACCATGTGCCAATGACGCACACGCCGCCAGGATTGAGCAATAACATCTTCACGCCTAATGGCGGCGGGTCATCTTCGGGCGTGCGCCAGGTGGCCTGGCCTGCTAGGTAGTCCTTCACACCACAGCCCGCAAGTTACGCTTAATCGGCTTACCCCATTGCGACTGATAACCCTTTCCGTACAACCCTACAGCGGCATCGCTGGCAAAGGTTAACGCCAATGCGTCAGCCATATCGGGCGAACCCAAACCGCGCTTGCGCATCTCATCCTTGCTTTCCAGTTTCATCTTGCCGTTGGAATTGAACGCGTAACGCGGTGCCACTAGTTCTGCCAACAAGGACTCATCTTTGGGCAATTTGCAATCGCGTTTTTCCAACCACGCTTTCATCTTGCCCCATAACTCGGCACGCAGGTTCGTGTAAATCGTTCCCATGGCAGGGGACTCGGAAACGTTAATCCCACGCGCAGGAAGGTTCAATTCGCGCAGGCGGTCCACAACACCGGCCCCCAGGCCAATGGAATCAACAAGGATTTCGATCGGCCTATCTTCTAGCCGCATGGCCTCGTATTCCGCGACCACCGCGCCTGTGGTTTGCATCAGATCCAGGTTCCGCCATTTGCGTATCTCAGAAACCGTATTGCCCTGGCGCTTGCACAGTGCCGTGGCATCCGTTCCAAACCTCGCCACATCCAGCCCCCACACAATGGCGGCTTCGCTCGTTGGCGATACATCCCTATGAAACGCGCTATCCACGAGCTCAACACCAATGAGCGTATCGTCATCCGAGCGCGGAAACTCACCCAGGACACGCACGCGGAACGCGTTGGAGTCCTCGCCGTAGCGAGCCGCCATGTCAGCAATGTATTCCTTGGAAACGCGCTTCGAGTCATGGCATGACACACGGCGTGTCCACCATTCATCCTTCAACCGGTGGTGCGTGTCAAAGAAAAACCCAGAAGACTTCGTAGGGTTCCCAAGCAAAATCGTCACAGCGTTATGCCCGGACATGGAA